TTTTCTGCTCATATTTGCCTCCAATCTGCAACATACATCATGCGGTCTGCAATGAATTTTTATGATATTCTTATTATACCATAAATATTTTCAAATAACAAATGCCCAAAACATCGTATTTAAGCCATTTGTTGAATGTTTTAATACTTCTAAACTGCCTCTAAAATGCTATATTTAGTAACAAATTAGTAACATAGAAATATTATTTTTCTTTACCCTATGATACCATCAGCAATCGCTTTTGCAATCTTTTTGTATCCAGTTTTCTTATATAAATCATAGTCATCTTTATCATCGACAAAACATACCTCGATTAGGATTGCTTTATTGATCGTATGATTAAGATAATACAGATTTCCTGTTGTTTTAATTCCTCTGTTTGTAAATCCTAGCTTTTTCATGTTTGCTAAGATTCTGTTACCAACAGTTTTCTTAATCCCTACACTCTGAGTGCACCAGATTTCTGTACCTGCAATTTTCTTGTCTCCCTTGTGATCGTTTCGACCCGAATTAAGATGAATCGAAACATCTAATGCTGCTTGTCTTTTGTTGCACTTAGTACAGATCTTTCTGAGAACGTCCGTCTGACTAGTTCCGTTGCTGACTGTACAATTATATGCCTTATGTCCTTTTTTCTTTAATAACCTTACGACTTCTTTACAGATTTTTCTGTCTTCTCTGCTCTCATCTAATAAGTCACTCGCTCCACACGCGATCTTGCCGCTTGGATTATGCCCGCCATGAATATTGTATATTGCCATGTTAGTTACCTCCTATTTTTCTTCTATAATATTTGTTATATCTGTTTCGTGTTCTGGTAGTTCTTCTGTCATGTCTTCTAAAAACTTCTGGATAAAATTCTTTATTCTTGTTGGTACTGGTAATCCGCATAGAGTCATGTTCTTTAAAATGCTGACTGCTTCATATAAAATAAACAACAGGCAGAAAAATTCACAGATTCCTAACTTTTCGATTCCCAGCAACTGTATATATTTTTCAGGAACGAAACTTAACATGTTAATATGCATGATCACATCAATTGACATCAGTAAACAAACTGAAAACAACATTGCTGCTTTTCTGATTGCCCCATCAATTCCTACACATGAATTAAACTTATGCTCTTTGATTGCTCGCAGCGCTCCAAGGATGGAATCTAAAGATACACAGATCAGGAGTGCCTTAAACATCATATTGTTACTTAATAGAATAATAATTTCTTTCATCATTTTAATCGTCCTTTCTTATCTGGTTTTTTGCATAAAATAAGACCTATACAGGTCTTGCACGTATTTTCATATTTTTCTCCTTTTTTCTTGATTCTTCTTCCAATTTTTGTTATAATTTCCAAGAAAGTTTCCCCTTAGAAACTTTTTTCATACTTTTCAGTGTATAGCCCTATATACTGAATTTTTTCTTCAAAAAAGGACGCTCTTATGAACGTCCTTTTTTATTATATTACGCATCTCTTATGACTGCTTTTTGTTGCTGCTTCTGTTACATCTGCATACTCTAAAGTTGTTGCAATACTAGAATGACCTAAAGCCTGCTTTAGTTGACCAATATCAATTATCTAATAATTTATTATTATATTTCATCAGTGTTCCACCTTGAGGTGTCCCGAATGTAGGTTCTTGTGTATATGTGTTTCCAATAAATACGCAATCTGCTTTATTGTTATAGTTAATACCGCATTTTTTAAACACATTTCTAAATGTCCTTGTATTTTGTGCCTCAGCTCCAATTTTATATGGACATCTTTCTACATAGTTATCGTGAAAAGAAATGTCTCGACTTGCCGTTGATACAATCTGGCAAGTGTAAGACGTTGTATTGATAAATCTATTGCGTCGTATGATATGCCCTTGCATGTGTATTCGTCCGTCCTCCCAGTCGATTTGAGAACTAGGGTCAATATGTCCGTTATTGATAAAATCACAATCAGATACAACCAAATGACGACCGCCTTGAGGAGATAATCCGCATGAAACATTTTGCTCTAATGTACATCTTGTAATATATATATTACGTGGATTTTTAATATTATAAATCCATGCAATTCCAAAATAGTCTGGGTCAGATTTCGTTGGAGCAGTTTCTTGAAAGAACATAATTTTACAATATTTTGCGTTTGATGGTTTTTTGTACGTCTGGTATTGTATACACCATTTTAAAGCTGATATAAAAAGCTTGTTTTCGTCGTAGAAATAAATATTATACAACCGAGAAGTCATATAGGTATAACCTTGGTATCCTTGCATATTTCCTAGTCCAAACTCATCTTCCTCTAATCTTGTTAAGTCTATATAATCTTTTGATCTAAAATGACTTGTTATATTATCGTCAAGTGCTTCTCCGTCGTCTGATAATGACCCTTGTTCTACGTTAGCTAATTTAAATACCGCAACCGCTCCTTGAATCCTGTAGCCTAAGTTGAAGTTAAATCCCGGGCAATGTGTAAATGAGCTATCTTCGACTTTAATATTTTCACATCCTCCGTCAATATTCATTAAAATATTTCCCTCGCTGTGAAAATGACTGCCTTTATAGTTCTCTCCGTGTGTATGCACGTGTACAACCTTTACATTCTCAACGTCGTGACAGTTAAAAACTACATAGGTATTTGCAGGAGCTGTTGTAGGAGTGTATACTTCTGAATCGCTAAAATCTACTTCTAAATTTGATGGAATTGAAATAGGGCATTTTTTAGGGTCTATTGCATATTCTCCTTTATTAAACACAATCTTTTTATATCCTTGTGCAACGGCATAGTCTATCGCATTTTTTAACCCTTCCGTTGTACTCGTTGCATTTGTATTATTATTGTAGATTCCAAATTTTCTATCGTCACATTTATAAATATCACAATCAGCCAGAGGAGCTGGAGTTTCAATTACGTTTACTGTAATTTCTTTTGTAACTGTTTCTTCTAAATTGGATATTGTAATTGTAGCTGTACCTGGATTGTTTGTATGAAGCACTCCAAACTCGACGGTACATACATCCGTATTGTTAGATGTGAATTTTAACATGTTTTTATCACTATATTTATACGGAATTGGATTTGTTGTATCGATTCCTAATGCATACACCGCAAATTCATCATCAGGATAAAATGTTTCTGGAAAATCAATTTCATTTACAATTAGAATTTTATTAACTGTCCTATCAGATAGTGCTTCAATACTTACTTTATCTACATCTGATACTTCTTTTCCTACATACACAACTATTTCGAAAGTAACATTAGCAAATGTTAATGTAAGTCTAGCTTCTCCTTCATTGATGGCTGTAATGACATTGCCTTTCACAGTAGCAATAGAAGTATCATTAGATTCTATCACAACAGAATCTTTAAATATTTCAGGAGTAACCCCATATGACAATGTGACTTTATCATTTTTGTTCATGCAAATATAATCTTGTGTCGTTATCATTGTCTTATCTTCTATATAGAGTCTATAATAATCAATCAACTCTTGCTCAGTAACTGCATCATTTACGATTATATATTCTTTACCGACACTTGTTAATCTATTCGGTGCAATAATTCCAGCGCTTACTCCTGTCTGTGTTGCATAAAAAGAAAAGTCCCATTTAGCAAAATCGTCAGGCGCTTTATGTTCTGCTACAGTAGTTCCATTATAAATAATTCTTATACTGCCATCTTTTAATAAAACTACTGCACATATTTGTGTCGTTTGATTCGCAAGCGCGCCTTTAGTATCTTTCTGCATTATATTTGTATTGTATCCAGTGACAGAAAATGTCTTAAGTTCTCCTGAATTATTTAGATATGGCATGTCGTCAACACTTACCCAAATGTTTAATAAATTTGAAATTCGTGTATCAACTCCAACGTTGCTTTTCCAATTATCTCTAATCGTGAGTGCACCGATTTCTTGTCCCAAAAAATAAGTAGTGGCGTTCGTAATAAAAGAATATTCGCCACTTGTATTTGCCAATAATGTTTCATACGCTTTAGTTGTTTTAAATGTACTTGACTGACCTTCGTTATCGAATGATTTCAAGGGATACCATCCTGATGGTCCTGAGTATGTTGATTCACCTGTTATCATATCCTTAAAACAATATCTATTCCCAGATGTGGTTGCTTCGTATTTAGTGAGATCAGTTCTAGAGACAATTTGTTTCCCATTGAATAATTCTTTAACTTTTTTTGCGCCTAAAGTGCCATCATCTTTTACATATATTAAATATTTATTTCCGTTAGCATCTTTCACTTCTCCGCCATTGCTTGGAGGATCACTTAAAGCTATATTTCCATCTTCCCCGACAGATAAATATTTACCTTTATTGTTCTTCCCTTGATCACTATTAATTTTAGATTCCTTTAGTGAACCAATTTCTTGTCCAACCACTTCTCCATCTGCTGCCTTGCCTGCTACAGTTAACGTCTTATCTGTTTCCACTGCCACACTGTTATAAACTCCACCAGACACCCAGGAACTGCCATTCCAGTAATACCAGTTTCCTTTCGTGTATCCAGATTCATCTCCTGTATAGACGTAGATTCTTGTCCGATCTGTCATGCTAGATACAGTACTTGCAGCATATGGGGCTCCCAGTTTTTCCGATATTGCTTGCTTAAGATTCATACGATCATTCCAAGCTACCTGATCAGCTGTCGTTGCCGGAAAAATCTGTTCACCTGCTTTGTTTTTTAGTATTCCATTCTTTCCCATTGTTTTTCTCCTCTCCTACTTTGGAATAGCTCCAAATACAAATACAATTGGTTCTCCTATTGAGTATTGATACCAACCAGATTCTCCATGTCCGTTATGATAAAACGTCGCATGCAAACCATCAGATTCTGGATACATACTTACTTTTAAAGACAATGCTGATCCCATATTTCCATATCCGGTCCATGAAGCCACATACTCTTTTACTGTATCAATAATAATCTGTTTAAATGGTTCTGTAGCATTTGGCCATGGTATTGTAACTGTAGCATTTTGATTTCTGAAACTATATCCTCCGGTCAATGTTTGGAATACCAAAATTGGCGTATCCCCTATAAATTTCATACATAATTTATATGTGTTTTCATTAAAACTACTTTTTAAAGAATCTACAATGCTGGGATAACTTTGCCATTCAGACATTAAAATGGAATTGATCTTTTCGCTACTCCATGTAGACGCTACTGATATCTCAGTATCATCAATAGTGTATACTGGAAGATCTGCTGACTCCCCTTCTTCTACAGTCATATATGGCGTATTATCCAAGTGCTCTTGCATTTCTTTGTTTTCTTTTATAACCGCAGCAACCGAGTCTGGATGCCCAGTCGCATCTTTATAACATTGCTCAATGCTGTCATGGATGCTTTGCCTTACATCTCGTCCGAGCTTCTTGTGTAACAAATTATCCAGTAATTCCTGTATCTTCATTGTTTTCCTCCTAGATCATTTGAATTGTTTTAACTGTTCCTGTTTTATCACAAAAATAAAGAACTCCATCCTCGACATATAATTTTCCGTCTGATTCTGGATAATTATCTGTAGAATGAAATTCTATTGTTTTCCCTACTTGCATTGTTCCCTCATTCGATATGTAAGGGACGTTTCCATACTTATTACCTACTGTTCTGTTCCCAATACTTTCTTTTATTTCTTCTGCTGTTTTTGTTGCATTTTTTGCTGCATCAGCTGCAGCTGTTGCGTTTTTCTCTGCAACTGCTGCCTTTGCTACTACTCCGTTTGCTGTCGCTTCGACATTTTTTATCCCACTATTGTACGTGTTTTGATTTTCTACTAACGTTTTCAACGTTGATCCTAATGTTACCTTGCAATCATCCACAACCTTTAAATTCTTACTTATCTTACTTACCTGCATGTATGAATTTATTCCATGTGGCTTCGATATAACTGGAATCTTGTCTCCTATATCTATTTTCTTAACATCGTATCCCAGATCTTTTAAATCTATGGCTGTTAATTCTATTGTGATCGACAAATTAATCAGATCCTTTATATCTTCTTTTGCCTTTTCCAATAACTGCAATGGGCTTTCCAAATCTGAATATGACACTGTTCCAAAGATTTTTCCAAAATTTTCAACTGCTACCTGATCATAAATATAATCTACATCATTGTTTACACTTGCAATCGTTATTGGCTTTCCTGTTGCACTGTTTGTAGCTCCAAGTGGGATAATACATGTTTTTATATCATCCGCTTTTATATATTGTGTAATGTCTAATATGTTTTTGCCAAACGAAACAGGCTGCCCTTCAGCATCATCATATTCTTGTAAATAATCTATGTAATATCCATCTTCTTCTTTTCTTGTTCTGATATATCCGGCATATACATTTATTAATTTTTCGGCGATCGCTGTTCTTGTATCTTTATAATCACTTTCATCATATTTTGTTTTTTCTCCGGTTACTGTTATGTTTCCAACTTTAAATCGCTTTTCCTCTTCCACCTGTCCATTGTGGTTTTCAATATATAGCCTAAATAGTTCCTCTGGTGTATATTCTCCTTTATATGGTCGCTGGACAGAATCGAGTAGATATGCCATATTTCCTTCACAGGTTATTGTTTTCTCTCCTTCAAAATCAATCTCTTCATTTAACACTCGAGAACAAAATATCTCTTTCTCATTCCCTTGTGCATCAAAATCTATTATTTTTATCACTGTTTTTAATTTTCTAAATGAATCATAAAACTGATTATCTGAATAGATTACAAATGAGAATGATCCATTTTTATTTAGCTCTGTATCAAGTTTAGGATCAGCAATCTGCCGTGTTTTATCCCATGGATGATACAAATACTTATCTCCGATTTTAACCTTATACATGCTACAAGCTACCTCCACGATAATCTACCGAAACTATTCCATTTCCTTTGAATATAAGAACGTTATCTCCTTCTCCTAATAACAGATCTGAAGACTGGCTTTTTCCTTTTGGCAGATTATACGATGTGCCATTATAACTTACTGTCATTTCCTCGCTGCACTCAAAGACCGGTATCACTCTCATTGCTCTTCCTGGTATAACAAGTTCTAACGTTCCATTTACCTGTAGATTGCCATATTCCCTTATGATTCCTGTTTCAAAATCAAATTCATCCCATAACCAGTCCTCTAATGATGAATTGAGTTCTAACTTATAAGGATCGCGATTTACTGTAATTTCAACGCTGCTGTAGTGTTTATTTATCTTTTCTGTACTAACAGAAATTCTACCTTCATAGTAAAAATAATCATTTCCAAGCACCACTTTCATACGTTTTCCATGCAGCTTATTTTGCAACTCACTTGCACGTGCTAACCATAGATCATAACTGCCATCTTTAAAATCAAATGTCAGTTTCATGCTTGCATTTTTATACACCGGAAACCCTGTGAGGGCATCCGTAAGATCTAAGTCTCCGTTACGCCCTGGTATTTCCTTAAATTTCTCATCTACTTCGGCAGATCCTGGATCAATTGATAACGCCTGCAATCCAAAATCTTCATACATACTGTAATCGCCTATTTTTACATCGAACATTATCAATTTCTCCTTTCTGCTCTTGTCTGTTCTTCTCCAAGATTTCTGTTCACGTATGGTGTTATTTGCTTCCCAACAGTCTTTCCGTCAAGATCAACCGTTGTATGAATCTCTGCGTTCACTTCAACTGGTTTATTATCCTGCACGATCACAACAGGTTTGTTTCCTCCTGGTCCCTTATAATTTGGTGTATCCGGCTTTGGATATTCTACGGATTCTACTTTTTTACGCATTGCTGCCAATGATATGTCTATATCTTTTCCCATTTTTGTTGTTGCTTCTGGCATGTACTTAGTAAATGCTGCTGCAAGTCCTAAAGGCATATATTTACCAATCTTATCTCTAACGACTCTTGACGGAGATTTAATCTTTAATTTATTTTTCATGCTTTTTATAAGCTGATCACACATAGCATTTACAGCTTTGGTCATTCCTTTTGTCTGGGATTGCATTCCTGAAACGAACCCTTTCATCGTATTCTGACCAATCTGATTTATTTTTTTACTCAGATCATTTAATCTTCCTGTCAGTTCAGTCTCATAAGTGTTCTCCAAATTATTAAGATCACTTTGAAAGAAATCATTTCCAAAAGATTCTGATCCGTTGTAAATCTCATTCCATTTATTTATGTAGTCTTGATATTTATCTGGATCAAGTGCCTGCAAATATTCCATATAATCATTGGCACTTGCGACATCCATTCCAAGAATCTGCTGCATAAGAGTATCTGGGATTTTACCTTTTAATGCTTTTATACGATTCTGATAATTTTTGATTGCTTCTAAATCTCCATCCAGATCGTATAATGATCCGGTACTTCTCAGTTTTGAGATCATGTCACTTCTTTGCTGGATCAATGAGTTGTATTTTTCTTGATAAGCTGCAGATAACTCTTCTATCTCTTTTTCGGCTTGCGAAATGATCTGCTGCCCTTGCTGTTTAACTGCATTACTATAAGCTGTGATCATAGATTTTCCAAGCTGTGAATACGTATCTGCCACTGCTTTTTTCTTATCTTTAACTTGTTTTAACTGCTTTTCTAAAGATTTTGTGCTTTTTTTCTCTTTTTTAGCTTTCTTGATCTTTTTGTTTAGATCTTTTATTTTTTTATCATATTGATCCGTGTCCTTATTCTTTCCAGATTTGATCTCCTTGTTGATCAGATTCTTTCCAGCTGTTGTCGCTTTTGAAACTTGAGTATCTATTGCAGACGACAAACCGTCTGTAAATGTCTTTCCTATGTCTTCAAAGTTTCCTTTTTTGCTTGCATTCTTTGCGGATGATACCGCTGTGTTACACAAGCTTTCCATCGTCTTTTTAAGATTCTTTTGCTCTGTATCAATTCCGGCTATGATACCAGTTACAATATGTTTTCCAACTTCTTTTTTGAATACTCTAGAAGGCGATTTGATTCCTAATGCTTTCTTAGCCGCCTTTAAGGCACTACTTGCAAGTCCTTGCATTTTGCTTAACAAAGATCCAGCCATCGCACCAACACCGCCAATGATACCTTTTACGATGTTTGATCCAACACTTCCCCAGTTAATTCCTTTGAATGCACTTACGGCTTTTGTTCCCAGACTCTTAGCAGCACTTCCCATTCTGCCTAATAAACTAAGTAGTCCGGATATAAGTTTTGATATAACAGTCTTTCCTAAGCTAAGCCAATTTACATTAGATATTGTTGTAAAAATCTTCTGTCCGATTGATTGTGCAACACTTCCTGCACTTCCGCCCATTCCTCTAATTCCAGAAACTAACTTCTGAATCAGCATTTTGCCAAGATTTACCCAATCGGTTTTTACCAACTGATTCCAGATAAACTTAACTATGTTCTGTGCAGCTGATATTACACTGCCACCTGAACTTTTTAAGCCACTTGCTAACGTTTTTATGATATTAGCTCCTGCACTAAGCAAGTTAATATGCATAAATACATTGTAAATAGCAAGTACGATCTGCGGTAAAGCAGCAATCAACTGCGGAATAGCCTGCACAATTCCAATGACAAGATTTGCAATGATTTTTACACCTGCAGCAATCAATTGCAGCAATCCTGTGTCTATTGCAGCACAGAATGAATTGATGATCTGTGGCACATACTCGATCAATAAAGGGATCGAATTAATCAGACCTTGTGCTAATGATGTAATCATCTGGATTCCAACAGTGATCAACTGTGGCAATGCAGAAATTAAGCCAAGGGCAAATTGAGCTAAGGCTTCAATTGCCTTAGGTATAAGTTCTGGTGCTGCTTGTGAAATTGCGTTTCCTATCTGCGTTATGATCTGCACTCCATAACTAATCATCTGTGGCAATGCCTGCATGATTCCAGACCCAAGTGCAAGTATTGCCGTTCCTGCTGCCGTAATAAGTTGAGGTGATGCAGAGCTTATTGAATCTGCCAACGACATAATAACCTGACCACCTACAGATAAGAAATCCGGTATTCCTTCTGTTATACCTAAGAGAATGTTGGTGATCATTTCGGCTCCAACCTGGACACCTTGTTGCATCTCACTTTTCATATCATCCCATAATGTACTAAAAAGTTCTGGGATTGTAGCTGCCAAACGTGGAATGATCTCTCCAAGATTCTTTCCGATGTTCTCCATCATTACTGCTATGGAATCTGCAAGTTCTTCCGCTGATCCTGAACCATTTAAGAAATTATCATATGCAGCCTTTGCACTGTTCATTGATCCCTCGATCGTTGTTGCTGCTTCCTTAGATGTCGTTCCTGTAATACCTAACTCTTTTTGAATGATATGGATCGCATTATATACATCTGCAAGATTGTTGATATCATACTTAACACCTGATATCTTGGATGCATCCGCAAGCAATCTTTCCATTTCTGTCTTGGTTCCGCCATATCCAAGTTTTAAGTTATCCAACATTGTATAGTTCTGCTTCGCAAATCCCTGATAAGCGTTTTGGATATCCACCATATTGGTTCCCATCTTATTCGCATTATCAGACATATCAATCATAGCCATATCAGCTACTTTTGCCGCTTTATCAGTATTCTTGGCGCAGCTCTGTAATAACGATGCAGAGAAACTTGTTACATTCTGCATATACTCATTTGCGGACATTCCAGCAGTCTTATAAGCTTTGTTTGCATTAGCTATGACTGTTTTAGAACTTTTCTTAAATAAAGTCTCAACACCACCAACATTCTGTTCTAGTTTTGATACAGAATCTAATGATTGTTTTGTCATAGCACCCAAGGCAGCACCCACACCAACAACTGCTCCTGCTGTTATAGCAAGACCTTTCTTTGCAGCACTGCTTATCTTGGACACTCCGGCATTAAATCCGGATTCATCAATTTTTGTATCAAATTTTAAAGAGCCATCGTAACCCATGTATATTCTCCTTTCGAATATGCACGGCTCAATGGCTCACTTATGCACTAATTTTTAATTTTTATTTCTACCTCGTTCCCACATTTTTTACATTTTAAGAACACATTATTGCTTTGAGCTGTGTTGTCATAGATCAGCAGATGTGCACCGCAATGTGGGCATGAATACCATTTTCTTTCAAATGGGATCTCTTTTATCTTCATAATCATTAAAACATCATATTTCCAAAAGCATCTCCGATCTCCTCACTTGTGACCTCATAGTCAATGATCGCTATCTGCTTTTGAATCTTCCTGATCCTTTCTCTTTCTTCTTTATCTTTTATCTGGTTAAGATCAATACTTCTATAACCCATTCTTTTCTTTAGTTCACAATCTTCATTCATGCCATCAATCAGCATCTGAAACTTCCACCAGTGCATATATGGTATTTCTGTCAGATCGATACCATAACACTCCAAAAATCCGGATATGATATATGGTGCATCCTGATTGTATGAGATCACTTGGTTATGTTTCGTATCTTCTTCGTTGTTATCTTCTTCTCCCTCTGATACCTTCGTTTCCTTGTAATTTATTACAAAATCCGTCAATGCCTGCAAATATCCCTCAAAGTCAGGACCGGGATCATCAAGAAACCAACATGCAAGCAATTGCTTCTTCTCTACTTCCCCAACATCTTCATCCTTCAGCAGATCCATGAGTTTTATATACTCACGAAAATCTGTTACAATTCTGACCTTCTTTTCATTTACAATCACATAATCAGGAAACGGCTCGTATAAAGGATTCATCGGTTTTTACCACCGTTATATGTGTTAAAATTCTTTTTCCTTTTCTTCCTTCTCTGTTCCCTGTTCTGATCTCTGTTTGGCATATATTTACCGCTTAACTGTAATCTTCTTGCATTTGCTTTTTTAACGGCTACCTGCATAAATCCAAGGAACGAATCCCAAACTTCATCACAGTTTCTCATATTTTTCTTTCCACTAAAGATTTTTTCTCCTGTACCTTCTCCGAAAATACGATCAAATGCATTGTAATAAATCTCGCAGTATCTTTTGATAAATTCTGGCATTTTTCCTGTCTTATCAATGTTTCTTCCATCTTCATCCATCTGTTCAAATGTTTTCATCGTTTTTTCAAACACGTCTGCATCCTCAAGATCTAACTCTAATTCAAGACCATTGATCTTCCAAATTCTTTCGTTCTTATCATTCTGGCTCATGGCTCAATCTCCTTTTTGTCTTCATCTTCTACTTCTGCTGCCTGTTCAACGACAGCTACATTAGGGTGTAGCTGTCTCGCTGAATGTACAAGTCTTCCCGTCTGCAGATACTTTCGCATATCCCTTTACGATATCATCCTTCACAGAAAAGCTTCCTGAATACTGTAATGCATCCGTTCCATCTCCAGAACTGTCTGGAAGAATGGAATATGTTCTCTTTCGTGCTACAAACTCATCATCTTTCGTTGTTTCTCCCTTATCGAACAAATCAACCACAACGATATCTCTCATTTCTCCGGTCAGTTCATCATCCTGAACTTTTGCAAGATCCGCAAGAACTGGATCATTTTTATGATGATCGAATCCATATTCTAAAGTTGTTCCGTATCCTGTTACGTCAGAATCCTGACTATCTTTGTCAACATAATGTCGTTCATATGTGATCGGGTTCTTTCCGTCTGTCAATGCTGTAAAATGTTCCATTCTGTTGTAAGTGGTAACTTCTCCATCACTCACTGGAACACCATAAAACGCAACCCTCTGGCTACGTCTTACTAATTTAGCCTTTTCCATTTCTTATACCTCCTGTATATAAAGAAGGCGGCATTCTATACGATACTGGGCATATTCGCCCTCTGCATCGTACAGATAACCGCTGTTTAATGTTTCTAATTCATATGGATGCTGTTTCTCATTTTTGAGTTCCGGCATCTCTCCTTTATCCGTCTGCTGCTCCATCCATTCCTCAAACGCCTGATAGAATCCACTGTTTTCAATATTGATCCTTGCATCTTCGTCATACTGCTCCTTGCTGGTAAAAGCAAATTGAAACTGTTTCTTTTTGCCACCATCAACGTATTTTTGCAGCACTGGATCACATGGAAGTGGATCAACAGAATAACTCATATCTTCTGACAAGTGATCCACGTTTACTCTGTAGTTATCCAGGAACGGACAGGTTAATATGAACGATCGGATGGAATCAATAATGTTAGCCTCCTGCATATTTTTGTGCTCCTTTCAGAATGCTGTCTCTATGTCGATTTTTCATGCGTTCGAACCAGCGCGACTTTTCTTTATGCTCATAATACTGTCTGCGTGCATATGGCGTGATCTGGTTGATCTCTCCTGATCCGATCACTGTTCCAAGTGTCGCAGACTTGATCAAAACTCCTGACAGTCTCGGTGTCTCTGGATTCATCCTTCTGATACATTCTGAATCGACAAACTCCTGGGCTTCTCCAAAGCTTGCACTCTTTTGTCCAGAAAATCCATGATTCCATTCCATCTTAGCTGTCACGGATCCATTTGCTGTTTTTACTGTGTAAATACTGCCTCTTGGTGTTTTGATCACAATATTTCTTTTTTGTGCCATTTACACACCACCTACCTTTATGTGTGGATTAGCTCCATATGTGTTGTAATTTGCAGATGTAACTTTGCAGCATTCTGTTCCTTTTAGGTCCTTAGCTGTTGTTATATTGATATTGCAGATTCCTTTTACAAGATAATCATCTTTTTTTATGTTGATCGTAGTATCTGGTATTCTGATCACAAAAGTATCTGCTCTTTTCAGACCTTCGGATGTGATTGATGATGCTTCGGATTCATGCCACCAGACCTTTTCTATCAGTGTCCTCTTCCATTCATCCATTCGCTTATCTGCGTTGTAAATCCTAGAATATAGTGTCGCAGATGCATTTGTGATCATAATCCACCTCCATGTCCATAAGACCAGTATTAAGCAAATAATCACTTGCGATTTGATACAATTTTGATTCACATGACTTCGCTGTGTCGTAACTTACTGAATAACCATCTGTGTTTTCAGATGTTTTGCCTTCTCTGCTTTCATAGTCTAATAAACATTCAGACATGTCACAGATTGCACATTTCATCACATTGTCAAGCTCATCAATCCGGTTAAATGTGTACTTCTTTAATTTTGTCTCTGCTTTTATACTTAACCGCATCCAGGCGGACTCTGGTATGGATGTTCCGCCAAAATTATTCGTATAAAATTCGTACTCAACCATACCATCCCTCCTATTCTGCTGCCACTGTATGAGCATAGATCGCGGATTTTTTGTTATCCTTTGTTTCTGCAATACCTACTGTTCGATATCCAAACTTCCATGCATCTGCATTCTGATTGACTTCTGGTGTAATAATCTTAGATACCGTATGTTTCTGGTACTGGATCACAGCCTCTTTTGGCACGATCAAGAAGTTAATTGCTTTCGCTTCTCCTGCTTTTTCGAATCCCCCAGCTCCACCGCTTGTCAATGTAACAGAGTCATAAAATCTGTTACTTGGGACCTTTACAATTCCTGCCCATCCGTCCATTACTTTCCTTGATGCTGTTGTATCTAAGTCATCAATCACTCCGGCAAGCGTTGGATTAATAAACAAATAGCATGTTTCTGGATTTGCTTCTGCTTCTTCTACTGCCGTTTTCCCTGTTCGGATTGCTGCAATAGCATCTTTTCCTGTTGTAATATTCTTAGCTACCTTATTCTCTGTTGCTGCTGCATAAGCTGCAAATCTGTAAGCATCTAACTCTGGTACTACTTTTGTTCTTAAGAACTCTCCAGACAGTCTTCCAAAAGCGATACCAGCAGATTCAATATTATCCATTGCATCCACAGTAAACATACGTCCTCGATCGTATGTACATTTCTTTGTTTCATACTCTAAGGTTACGTCTCCGGCAACATATCCCGTCTGTTTATTGTAATCTGCAAGTCCCTGCATGCTCATCTTTGGAATTAAAATCTCATTTGCATTTGCACCTTCTTTGACCAACTCATTTGGTCCATCTAATACAGATGTTAAGGATGCTAATTTATAGACTTCATCAAGCAGCGTTGCATACTGCTTTCTTAAAGCAATTGTGTTCATTCTTTATACCTCTTTTCTATTTGCTCTCTGTCGGTAATCCCATGGCCGCACGGATCGATGCCATATTATTGTCCGTTTCTCCGCTTCCATGCGTTGCTCCGACAAATGGATTGTCAATTGGTTCTTCAGATTCAAATAAATAGGAATCCGTTTCTTTTGTTTTCTTTAATGCAGCCTCAATGTCTGCACTCTGATCTTTTGATGCCTTAAGAGCTTCAATATCAAGAATTCCTTTAATCGCTTTCGCATTCTTTCCACCAGCTTTTGTGATCGCTTTTTCCAATGCATCTGAAAAGTCACGATCTGCAATCTGCTGTTGATGCTTTGTGCGTTCTGTTTCAAGATCAGATGTTAATGTCTGTACTTTATCTTTCAGCTCGTTCACATCTACTCCTTCAAATCCTTTCAACTTATCGAGTGCTCCCGTCAGATCAGTTTCATACTTTTCCTTTTCTCTAACTGCATCATCAAATTTTTTCTTATCAACATATTTCCCGGTAGAAAGATTTGCAATCTTAATCTGTTTGTCTTTGTTTTCTGCCTTCCCATTATGCTGTTTGATAAGATCTGCAAACTCCTGATATCTGTCTCCTAATGCTTCTTTTAAAAAATCCATAATTATATTCCTTTCTACTATCACGCTTATTTTTAAATGTGGTGCTTCCACAGTGATGCGGTGTTTAAACATCTATCCGCAAGATGCACTTAGTTTAAATGTCATTTCGGACATAAAAATAACACCCAGATCTTCTCTGCGTGTTCTATGTGCAACTTAACCCTGCTGCCGGGAGATAAACTTGGATCACCTCCTACTGTTTATGAGTAATCTTGGCTCCCCACTTTGGTAGGAAGTTAATCTCATAATGATATTTGTCTACATCTGCTCCAGATACATCTTCTACAACATACATTGTATAATCGTTCAGATATACCAAATCCTTACGATATTTTCCCTTTGCTGTCTCAATAATAATCTCCAATTCGTTATCATCATTATTCTTTAACGCAAAGGTTCCTGTAAGTTCTAATAACACTGTGTCTGTTCTGGCATTGATCACTGTCAATTTTCTTGTAACATTGAAATTATCTGCTTCCTGTGATACATTCCTTGATACCTTTGATGATTCAGAACAACCAGCAAAAACAAACATACATGTAACTGCTGCCAATAGCACTAATAACATTTTCTTCTTCATCCTATATTCCCTCCTTTCTTAAAAATCTATATAAAAATACCACCAACGATTTCATTGGTGGTTAATTGGTTTGAATATAAATATCATCCCTGATCTTTTCAATCATAATTGATTTTGGTGTTGCATTATAATCTTTGTCCATCCAAGCTACAGATTCATCATCAAGATAATCCATAAAATCAATATATGGCTCCTCATCAACTTCAAATCTCCCTTCTGTTTCTGTTGATAAAATCTTTTGAATTAAATCATTTTTGGGATAGTGCTTTTTTAAAAACTGAATCTGCTCATTGCTTAACTCAAATTTTACCTTTTCCATTTAATGCCCCTTTCTAAATCTTGCTTCTGTTGGATTACATTGAATTAACTCTCCTGTATCTGGATTAAGTGTAACTGTACCAATTCTTCCTATGTACTTCTTACTCTTTCTTCCTTCTTGATCCACTTTTTCTATCATTTTAATTGGATGTTCAAGTGCATCTGTGATCGCATCAATAGAAACTCCTGATCGTATCTTCTTCGTCTTTGGATCCGACATTGTTCCAATCACACGTTCTATAAGATGCTTTCTCTGTCCAGTTATCTTAATTCCATCGAATGACCTTCTACCTACAATTTCTCTATTGACCTTATTATAAAGAGCAACATAATTTTTAAAATCGGATAGCGGTGAGATCATACCACTTTTGATAGAATTCGTATAATCTTGAAACAATTCAAATCTCTTACTGTCATTATATTTCATTTGTCCAAACTTAACAAGTGATGGTGCATTATCTCCTAAGATATCTTTATAATGCTTATACTGTCTCACATCCATTGATGCATTTTTTATCATCTCCGGAGGAAATAATGCATTTTGTTTTTTGCTGTTTGTTGCAACCTTTCCCTGCATGTCTAAATAAATACGTTCTCTTTCCTTCCTAAGTTTCATTTTCTTAGAAAATCTTGTGTATTCATTTAGCTGTGCCTGGTACTTTGCTTTGTGCAGCATGATTTCTTGTCTATCAGCTTTCCCTTTTTCAAGTGCTCTTACCTTTTCCCTTTGAGCTCTCATTGCTGTTTCCATCTTCCGCTGCCGTTGTTTTGCTTCATAGACAGTATATTGTTTACCATCAAATTCTTTAGGTTCGTTCTCTTCCTGATTCTTTTCTTCAAGCCACTGATCAGTCCAGTTACGTTCTGATATGCCCGGAAAGAATGGATAATATTCATGGTAACAGTTCGCACCTAACAACCCTGTCACTGTTCCAAGTCCACAAACTGATACAAGTTGTTCTTTTGTCCAAACTTTTCCCTGCCACACCGCATGCGTAGGACGTGCTCCTGCATGCCATGCTACTTCAAAAAAATCTGTTCCCATCTTCTTTGCATTGTAGTCTGTAATCTTCCCCGTAATCTGTGACAGCCCTGTCATAACTGCACGTCTTGCTGCAACATCTACCCTGTTATGCCGTCCAGATGCATAATCTATCGTTCTTAATCCACTGTTAGTCAGCTGTGTGATTGTTCTCCTTAATACGCTTCCATAATCAAATGCTCCTGATACGATATCATAACACGCATTATCAAGATACTTTGTGTACACCTGCGATAACGGAGTTAAGATCTTTTGTCCTCTTTGATCTATGTAAAATCCCAATGATCTTGTTACATTTTCCAAGTCTTCCACGCCTTGTTGCGTAATTGCTTCAATCATTTGCAGTAGATGATTGTTCTCCTTAAACGGAATGTACTCTGCATTGATCTGCTCATAGATGTCTTTGTTTCTGACATACTCCCAATTGATCACGTTATCATACAGCTCAAACATTTCTGGATACGATTTATTCAACGTTTCTTTCAGCATCTTTTCAATGTCTTCTGTTGAATATCCTATGATCCTTAATCTGTTGATCTGCCAGTCAGCTGTACTTGTGATCTCTCCGGTTTTCTTAATTCTTCGTACAATATCCTGAATGATCCGTTCTTCCAGGTTTATATAATTTGCTGCTATCTTGTTGGCCATCTGATTTTTATATTCATTTCTCATTTACTCCATCACCTGATTTTGTTCCGGCAACTTTGCCCTTGCTGTTTCCTCATCTTCGTTGTACCACTTCATTCGATACTCTAATAAGCTCATTGCTCCCATGCTGACATCCTGGCGGTCCTGCTGCCTCTCTGATTCTTCATCTGTCAGAATAGAGTCCTTGAACTTACAAGCAAATTCGATTCCAGACATATAGCATCCGTTGTAAAATGCCAGCGCCTGAACAAAATCTTGTAGACATTTTTCCAAATTATTCTGAATTGCTGTTACCCTGTTATACTTCCTTGTCTTTGATGTCAGAACCTCAGTTGCTGTCTTTTCAACATCCTGAACATCTGACAGATCACCATATGCAAGCCCTACATTAAACTCAATCTCTCGCTTGCATTCTTCTAATCCTCTTTTATATGCTTCATCTCGCATCTGTGGAGAATATTCTTTAAAAAGCTCTTTGTCCTTTCCATCATCAAGGTTTAATCCTCTATATAACCGATTGCTCAGTTTAGGAAGATACGTTTTCCCTTTACTATGCTTCAATGCACGTTCATCTACATGAATTGCACGTTCTCCTGATTCATATTCCCAATCCAGACGTGCTGCCTGTCGATCTGCCTTTCTAATCAATCTAGTTGCTGATTCATAGATAGACACTCCACATCCACTTTCATCAATTTTGTTTTCAACCGGGTTCTGATAATATCCAAAGTCCATCTGTGTCATTCCTGGATAAATAATCGGTCCCGGCTGTATTTTTGCCCATTCTGGAACATTTTCCAGCTCACATCTCTGTCCAATGTCGCTCATGCTCTGTGAATGATAGCAATTATTTTCAATTGTCAGATTGCCGTCTGTGAAATAATGTCTCTCTAATCTAAAGTAATAATTATTTTCCCCAACACGTTTTACGGATAAAAAAGCAATATCGTTTGGTTTCCCATCATCATCGAAACTGATCGGTATCATCTTGTCCGCTGTTATATATTCAAATTTATCTTGTCCTAACGGCCGCAACACTAAAGATCCTAATGCTAATCCATTCTGCATTTTTTTGTTCAGATCAACTGCAGCCTTTTTCAGTGTTTTATCAAGCTGTTCGTTATTTAGAATCTGCATCTCCATTTCTACCAATGCTGCATCTGCAAATTCTCGGCATATCCCTTCTTCTAATCGTAGCGATTCAACATAACTTTCACACCAATCAGCTTTTCCCGACAGCATGTTTTTCCAGTCATTTATTGCATCGATCATGGCCTGTGTTAATGCTACGTCTTTACCCAATATGTTTTTAAATGTTGTATAACTGAACATACTCACAATTCCTTTCCATAATCTTTTTAATCTATCAAACATCTTCCACCTCTTTAATCAGGTATTTCATATCCCTTTCAATCGTATATTCAAATGCATCCAAGCTATCAATATCTGTACTTCCATCATCCAGTCTTTCATCTCTGTCTTTTACGTCTTTATCCCATACAGCATCTGAAAAGGCTGTTTTCAAAGATTCACAGTCTTTTGTGATAAAAAACCTATCTGCACCCATGAGCTTTACAGTGCATCTTATACGATCATTGATCGTTGCTTTTCTTGCTTTCTTTACACTGATCCATGGAAATCGTTTCTCTACTGCATTCCTGATCGAATTTCCTAAAACTGTTTCTGCATTATCGTAATAGACTGTTTCAACGTTGCAATATCTAACATTATCTCCGTATCGATCTATCATGCTGTATTTTTCTATGACTTCCTGCACGAATTCACAGAACAACTTATCAAGCATATTGCTGTCGATATCCTCATTCTCATCTTTGGCCATGATCCGCTTTGACATGATCCCAATAACAAGCCTGTAATCATCTGTATATCCTCTTGCAACAAATGAATGCCCTGACTTGTTTCCTCCGAAGTCGAGTCCTATTTCTATTGATACAATGTCCTGCTGCCTGATCTGCTTATATTTTGCATCTCCTGTTATCTGATCAACGATCTCACATCGAAACACCTCAGGATCATCTGCAAACTTCTTGTAAATAGAACCTTCTGCTCTCTTCCAGCGTCCTAAAATCAGACGATCATAATAAATCGTACCTTCATACTCTTTACATAGCTGTTCAACAAATTCTTCTGGAAGGTATGGATTATCAAATATCGTGTATCTTTGCAAATAGATATCTAATTCTTGATTATCAATGAATTCCTTCAGCCAATGTGTTGGATGTTCTGGGTTACATGCACCGTCAAAACAGCTATATGGCTTATCAAGTCTTGATTTCAACATCTGGAATACTTCTTTATTCCACTTTGCAATTTCATCTCCATAGCAGTATTTGATGCTTGCACCCTGAATCTTAGCTACTTGGCTAATCTTTTCTGCTCCAAGGCAGTAGGTATCTTCACCGCAAATTCTTGCTATATTTCTGTTATTGATCTGTCCGATTAGTTTCTCCGTATAGATTTCTCGCATTGGTTGGAGTACGTTTCTTTCTATTGACTCTTTTGACACTCCCAATACAACATTAAGTCCTGGTTTACCAGCACGTTCTCTGATTCTGAATGGAACTACATATGCTGTATCTACATAGGATTTTCCAGAACGAACTGCTCCAGATTTTATGTTCCATCTATGAGTTGCGTTTATAATATACTCATTCTGTTTCTTGCTTAACTGCATTATCACGCACCTCTTTTAGTATCTGATCCAATCGATCTAACGCCTCATCTGTTTCGTTTTCTCCTGTTACTGCTTCTTTTCTGGCTTTGATCAGTTCTGTTTCTGCCTTTTTATTTTCAACATCTTCTTCTGCTCTACTGCTTTGTCCAGAATACTGTGCTACAAATTTAGCTGCCTGTGTGTCTCCTGCTAATGCAGCCTTAATCTGTACCATTAACAAAGCGGATTCTAGTGTACATTCAACACCTAACGACTCTAAAACTGGCTTCCATTCTTCGTTATCTATTGGAGCAGTGAGCAGCATGTTCAATGTCCTTTTAAAATCTGCTTTTCTACGTCTTACTTCACCGCTTGCTTTGCCTGCTTTTTTTGCCAGCTCTCGGCGTTCCTCCGGAGTTCGATTGTTATTTGCATCTCTTATGTTTTCATATCCTGCCACTTCACCACTTTCCTTCTTGCCATAAGAATTTCTTGTTTTTTTGCACTAAAAAAGCACCCGAAGGTGCCTATTTTTTCTAATATGTTACTTTAAATTTCTTTATCGTTTTCCTTTTTGATAAATTCATATAATCGATTACATTTCTGTGCATTTCTACATGTGACTGTTGTATCTGTTAAAATGTTCATCCCTGTCATTCCACAATAGCTTCTTTCACTTACTGTTGTTTCAGGATCAAATTCTGCACAATTCTGACAGTAATCTTCTACTTGTAATCTGATCATATGTTTTCCCTCCTATATTTTAAATGGACCTCCAGGGACTCGAACCCTGGACCAATCGGTTATGAGCCGACTGCTCTGACCTGCTGAGCTAGAGGTCCTTATGCCGGATTGCTCCGGCTTTTATTCTTCTGTGTGGCATGTATTTGTCAGCTTCTTATACACGTCCTCATATAGTTCCTGTTTGTCTCCGTTGTACGTGTATTCTGCGTAGATACCGTCACCACTGATTGTGGTGGATGCAAGGCATTTGTAATTCTGTAAGGTCTTGCAAGACCAAACTACAAATACATTACTCAGATCAATGTAAATCTCCGGTCTATTCTTGTGATACCATTCCACTAGTTTCTTCTTGCAAACACTCTGGAAGTGATCCATTCCTGTAATAATCATGTTAATATCTCCTTATTCTGCAAACATCCAATCTTCTGCTAACATATCCGCCTGGCTTGCTAACCATCCCATTTGTACGCCAGACGTGCCGATAAACGCAATTGCTTTATTTCCAATATCGTTGTGATCACAATTAACGATCGTTCCGTTTGCCGCCTTGTATGAAATTCCTGTTGCAAGCTGAATATACTGGTTCTTTCCGTTCCAACCTGTTCTTTTAACTTTAAGACCACGTTTCAAATATTTAACAGCATCCCCAAAACTAAATGTAGCTATTCCACCAAGTACAGGACAGTTCTCTGGATTTGCTACAATCCATTCGTTGGATAAGATGTTAGAAAGTGTATATTCAACCCTCTGCGTCTCTCTAATATCAAGTAGATCTCCCTGTCCTTTGTCAGCGTCTTTCGGTCTGCACTGCATCATAATTGTTTGCTTTTCTATGTCCCAGTACCAATATCCGCCCCAGGATGGAAGTTTTACCTTATGACCTTTTTTCATTAATTCAAATGCATCTTTAAAATTCATATCTCTTTCCTTTCTAAATTTAGACATAAAAAGACTCGGGGTCCGAAGATCACCCGAGTTCATTCATAAGTAAAAAGAAGAGGACTAATCATGAATATTCATTCATCATTTTTCCTTAGCTTATATATTAAACCTTTTTCCTACGACAGTGAGCGACATTTATTCATTTTCTGCAAAAAATCTTTCATTTCTCTTCTGCAGGTTCTTTTCATTGTACGCAATCTTTCTTTTAGGATGCATAGCATTCATTCTGTGGGCAACCTGCGTCCATGTCATTCCATCGATATAATACAGTCGGAAAATAGTTCTCAATTCGCTCTTCTCAATGCTATTTATATATTCTTCCGCTTGATTCATGAGTTCCAGAAGTTCATTTTCTTTTTCGATCAACATAGCTTTTCGTTTATTAAGCAGCAGCTTCTTTCTGCTAAGTTCTGGTACTGGCATACCTTCCACCACAAAATGCTGTATCCCACCCATACCGCCGCTCACTGTGTCTTTTACAGTTCCTTCTTCCTCAATCCTGCTGATCTGCTTCTCTGTTTGCAAGATTCTTTTTCTTATATCTTTTACTTCTTCAATCATGTCTGTGTATTGGATCAGTACATTCTTGTCCACGTTCTCTCCTCCTGTTTATTATCTGCTGCCTTATCCGATCTGTCATCTCCTGATACTCTTGTTTGTATTGCACTCGATCGGCACAAAAGCCCATGCAGGTTATCTCTGCACAGGCTTTGCATGGATCAATCATATCTGCCTACCGCTCTTTCTTTTCATCTGGCGGTTTCTTATGATCGCTTTTCTTGCATTTGAGTAATAAGGCCGTGATTCTTTCTCTCTTCTTCTTAATTCCTGTTCCTTTGCCTTCCAGGACAGATACTTCTCACATCCTGTCTGACAAGCAACTCTCTTTGATCCGTGTGATCTATCTTTACAATTTAGGCACGGACAATCTTTGTATGCCATTTATGTATCACTCCTTATAATTTAGTTAACGGGCATTCCGTACATGGACTGTTATCTGCAAATAAATCTTCTCTATCATTTACAATAGCTGGATACTTGCAATAGCCATCACACATCTCCTGCTTTACTTCTTCCAGAATGTCAGTTACCGTCTTTGTCCTCTCGTGATCCTCTTTCACGACGCCTGTAAGATTTTCAGTGACAGTTTTAGTTTTTTCTTTCGCATCATCTCCTACTTTAGTTTCATGCCCGACCATCACATCATAAAATCTATCAATCTTTTTATTACACATATCCTCAAACTCACAAACTGATGCAAGATCATCAAGTTCGCATTGATCACAGCTATCATGCATATTGCAAAAATTGTATAATTCGTCTATCTTTTCTTCTCTTGTCATAAATTATCCCTCTCTTTCGCTGCGGCACAGAGTGACATCACTGCCACTCCTGCAACTGCTCCGATAAATAATCCGCTTAAAAATCCAATGATCATAAA